CTTATTAAAGAATTACAAGCAATTCAAAGTATCCCAGGAGAATTGAATGATGAACTTACAGAAAAAATTTTAGGATACAATCAAGGTATGATTGTTCAACTTCTTAATGGATTCATAGATTCTTGTTATCTTAACATTTTAATGGAAGTATTAAGCGATGGAAACAATAGTAATCTTAAACTGAGTAAAAGTTCAGCAAAAATTGATTTAAGTAGGCATGATGAAATGACTGGAGAATGGCTTACCATCCAAATGATAATCGGCGACATATGGAAATCCTATAAATTTGAGGGCTTCAAAGATAAATTGGCTAAGTTAATTAAACCGTTTAATTATAAGATCAACTCGAATATAAAAAAGACAATTTTAAAGCATGTGTTAATTAGAAACTGTATTCAACACCATAATTGGGGTCTTGATAGTTCTTCACTAATTCAAATGCAAATTGGTGAATCAATTGAAATATTAAAAGAAGATAACACGACCATAGAAATTCAAAAAGAGAGAAAAATTGTACTCACAAAGGAAGAAGTTATAAAGTTAATAGATGACTTAATTATTTTTGCTGATACCTTTTCTTCTTGTGTCTCATCGCGTGTTGCTACAAGATATTAGAAATTAACCTGGCGGCCAAACGGTCGTCTTTTTTAATTTCAAAATTTACGTTTCAAGTGATCCAGATATAATAACAAAAATGTAAAGGAGCGTTTGAAATGAGCAGCAGATTAGTTAAATGCTATGGAACATGTGAACAAAAACATCCCCAATCTGTTATGCAAAAATTCAAAAGCAAAAACTACTGCCCTGCATGTTATAAGCAGAAAGTTAAAGAAGTCGAAGATCGAGAAAACCTTTATAACAAGTGCAAAGAAGTCTTTGCTATCTCTTTTCCTACAGGTTTAATG